GGTCCCAGTCGCGGCTGAAATGTACAGTTTCTCAGCGCCCGAGAGGAACACATACGAGCGTTCCTCACTCAATCCTTTCGCCTTGTAGCGCTGTCCACAGTAGGAGGCTCCAGAATTCAATACAAATCCTTGCAACGGCCACGGCTCAAGTGTCGGGAGGGAGCCCCCAATACCTGAGGTGAGCAACCGCCAGGACGTCGTATTTGGACCAGAGAACAGGCCACGGTACACTCCCACAGCGGTGGGGGTGACGGGCCCGTACTCCACCAATCTGCCTGGTTGCCCGAGAAGATTCACCACAATGGTACCTGCGTCATACGGCGGTAGAGCAGCCGCAGAGCCGGTCAACATGGTGGTGGTCTCACGGAACCGCAACACAGACAACTTTGGCATGTCGCGTGTGGGAACACGCTCCAGGCGCGACTCGTTCGGCGTGGCGAAGAGCGCGGTCAAGGAGCGACCAGCATTGAGCGACCGCAGGTGAGCTGGGTTCTTGGCATATGCCTTCTGGATGTTCATGCGGGCCATGGCGCGACCCAGCTGAACTACCGCTTTCTCAGGACGGCGTTGAGCCACACGCCTGCGACGGCGGGGCTGCGTTGTTTTCTTTTGCTGCTGCGTGCTTTGTTTAGCAGGCATGTCTGGTGCGAAATGAACACTCAACCGCCTCACCACACACAACTGTGAATGGGCGGGAGGCCCCAGCTGAGCTGGGGTGTGGGCCCAAGGCCCACTACATGTCATCATGCAGCAAGATGGCGTCGACCGCCCGGTGGGCCACAACCACCGGTAGGGACGTCACTTGCTGGAAAAGGGCCTCACAGGAGAGCAGGTCCCCCGGGGCCAGAAACATTGATCCTGTTGGCATGCCAGTTTCAAAATTTGGGGTGTACGCGAGAGCGCAGTAGTGGTACGTCTCTGCATCAGGATACAGCGGAGCGTTACGAAGCGAGTAGTCGATCTCGAACGCCTTTGGCTTGTAATCCGTGCTCTTCTTGTGTGTGGTCAAGGCCACAGTTCGACGTGCCATTGCCCCCAGGAGTGGGACAAAACCGAGGTACCGAGCCTCGTATGTCGCCACGCCCTTTAGCCATGCCGTAGGGTCACAATTTGGGTCAGCAACACAATGGTGCTTGTACAGCCTCCTGCCGAGGGTGGGGCCCCACCACCAACGACCGGCTGCTCGGTAAGGCCGGTTGCCAAGAAAGACAGCATCCACGAGCCGGGTGGAAGTGCCAATCTTTGCAATGAACCCCAAGCGTTTCAAAGTGTTGTGCACATGAGAGAAGTCCCATGGGCCCTGAAGAGCCACATCAGGGAGAAATGCCAAAGAATCATCACCCACGACAGCCAGATTGACCCGGTCCATAGTTTTCTTGAGCATGTCTGGGGTCAGGTCCTCTATCGCACACGCGTGATCTGCAGTAGCGAGGGCGGTGATCATTGCCAGGCCGTTGAGCACTGCATTCGCGAGTGCTGTGTCATCACGTCCACTTGCATTCATCACACGCCCCCGATACACCACGGTTTCAGGGTGGTCCTTCGGGAAGTTC